TGCTTGAAATACTCCTCGCCATATTGCGGGAAGTGGCAGCTCCCAGGCGGGAACACCGCGCCATCCGCAATTTCACGGTCGGTCGGCCATTCCAGTTTGAGCCAGCGGTAAAGCTCCATCTTGGCCACAGGGCCGGATACGTTCCAGACCCTTAAACCTCGACGTTTCCCACCCGTATCAGCCTTTGACACGCTCAGGATTATAGCCGTTTCTGTATCGCGGCCTTTGACAGCCACAACTGTACGCGGATGACTGGCGCGTGCGCCGTTACCGCCCCAGACAGCCTGGGGATGGTTGCGCACGAAGCCGTAAACGTCCTGCGTGGCGTAACCGCTGTCCACCGCCATCACCCGCACGGGCATGCTGTGGCCTGTGGCGTGCGGCCAGTCGCGCTGCAAAACTTCTTCGTCCAGGCGTTTCCAGATGTCCGGTCGCGCGGTGTCGCCATCAAGAATGACGTAATCTACCGACCAGTTTTCCTTGTTGCGGCCCCAAGCAACGATCTCACATTCGAGGCGGTCTTTCTGAACATCGACACCCGCCGTCAGGAACAAGGCGCCCATCGGGACGACGCCCTGCGCATAGGTTTGTCGGCGTTCATACAGACGCTGCCATTCCGGCGCATCGGAGGATTCCTCGTAAGGTTCTCCCAGCACCGTGTTGACGAAACCCTTCATCAGATCGGGGTTGCGCTTGGCATCTTCGAACATGGCCGCCGCATCGCCCCACGAGAACCAGCCAATCGGGCTGTAAAGGGACGACAGGTGGTAACCCACCGTTCCATCCGTGGTTTCCGCCGTTGCCCGCCATTCACCCAATCCCAGCATCGCTGTCTTGTGGTGTTCGGCAATCAGGCAGCCGCAGCTTTCACAAACATACTCAGCCTTTTGCGGCTCATTCTCCGGCCAGCGCAGTTGCGTAAACCGCAGCGGCTGGAAATGGTCGCATTCAGGGCAAGGCACATGGAAGAACCGCTGATCGCTTTTCTCGAATTCACGTTGAACGCGGGAAAGCCCCTTAACGGTGGGTGTGCTGACCATGAATATCTTTCTGCGGCGCTTAAACGTGGCCGACCGACGCTCTGCCAGCAGGATCGGATCGCCTTCACCATCAACGTCCCCTGGATACGCATCGATTTCGTCCATAAACAGGTAGCGGGCAGGCATCGAGCGCAGACCCACAGCGGAGTTCGCGCCTGTCATGATGAGCAAACCGCCAAGAAAATCCTTGCTCAAGATCGTGTTGCCGCTGTCGCGTTCCCGCGCGGGACGCACTTTCTCGCGCAATTCCGGTACATCATTCAAAAGCGGATCGATGCGCTGTTTGGAATGGCGTTTGGCCAGCTCCACCGTCGGCGCAACGGCCATCATCGGCCCTGGTGCTGCATGGATGACGTAACCGATCCAGTTATTGCCGCATTCCGTCCCGCCGACCTGCGATCCCTTCATGAACACGATGCGCTGCACCGGAGATGACGGCGCAAGATGATCCATGATGTCGCGCAAGTACGGCGTGCGGGCAGTGCGCCAGCGACCTGGCTCGGCAGCCGATTTGGGAGAAAGAAGGCGGTATTTATCTGCCCATTCCGATACCAAAAGGTACGGATCGGGTTTGACGGCCTGCTGCCAGATATTTTCGATTTCTAGACTGTCATATCCTCCTTCATTCGAGATCGAGTTTGGCATCCCCAAGTTCATCCAGATGCTCCCGCACATAGCGTTCCAGGGTCATGTGCAAGACATGCTCGTCCACCTGCAGCTCGGCGGCGATTTGTGCGGACACGCGTGCTGGCCAGTTTGCCCATGCGTCCCTGAATTGCCGCCCCAGGCGGAACACCTGTGCTTTCACCATGTCCTTGTTGATTAATTGTCCTTTTTTCTCCTGCAGGCGTTGCCGCGCAAGGTGGGCTTTGGCGATTTCGTGCGCGGTGCGGGCTTGCGTGAAGCTATTCATGCCGTGCGCAGCGCGACCACTCTCGGCCAGAGTCTGCTTGACGGAATTCATGGCCTCTTCGGGGTCGATATCCTTGAATCCTGCCGGATCATGCCGCTTGGTGTGGTCGGTGTTGGCTTCCCAGGCCGCATCGGCCTTGGCAACGTCGATCTTTCCATTGCTGTCGGGCGTGATGCGGCCTGCTTTTATTGCTTTGCGCACGGCGTTTTCAGCTACGCCCCGATGGCGGGCGTAAGCACGGATAGAAACCCCCATAAATCCTCACTTTTCCTGATCTATTCAACTTTACTTCATGCCGAATTGAAGCGTTCATGACGATGCAACGCCAACAAAAGGAGCATCATCATGGCCACCGCAAAAAAGAAAACCGCACCGAAAAAACAGGCAACGAAGAAGCCTGCGCCGAAACCGCGCAGCATGCCTGCCAAGGTCGTAAAACCCAAACCAGAAGCCACACAAGCCGTCACCGAACCCAAGAGCAGCAAGAAGGCACAAATCCACGCGCTGCTGGAGCGTCCCGAAGGCGCGACCATCGAAGAGATGATCAAAGTCAGCGACTGGCAGAGCCACACGGTGCGCGGCTTCCTTTCCATGCAGAAAAAGGCAGGAAAGAACGTCACCAGCGAACGCATCAATGACGAGCGCCGCTACCGCATCGGGGAAACCCCCGCCAAGGTTGAAGAAGCCTCAGTGTAAACGCTCTTTCTCCAACTCCTCAAAACCCTGGCCGGTCGCGGCCAGGGTTGCTTTCTTGCCCGTGAATTCCTGCCATCTTTTGACGATGACATCGGCGTATTTCGGCTCAAGCTCAATCAGGCGGGCGCGGCGTCCCGTTTTTTCACAGGCAATCATCGTGCTGCCTGACCCGCCAAACGCATCCAGCACGATATCCTTTGTCTTGCTAGAATTGTGCAGAGCGCGTTCCACCAGCTCGACAGGTTTCATGGTCGGGTGCAGATCATTCTTCACGGGCTTGTTCACGAACCAGACATCGCTTTGATCCCGCGCACCGCACCAGTAATGCTCATGGCCATTTTTCCAGCCGTAGAGGATTGGCTCATACTGGCGCTGATAATCGGCGCGGCCTAGCGTGAAGGTGTTTTTCGCCCAGATGATAAATGTCGACCATTTGCCGCCCGCCTCGGAAAACGCACCATGGAGCGTGTGCAGCTCCGAAGATGACATGCAGATATACATCGCGCCTTTACAGACCATCATTAAATTGGTGCAGACATCATACAGGAATGCACCAAAGTCTGCGCCCAGGTTGTCGTTTTGGATTGGGCGGGATTTACCGCGCATCTTGTCTTTGGCCGAGTTCGCGTAATTAACATTATATGGCGGGTCGGTGAACACCATGTCGGCCAGCTCTTCACCTAGCAATGTTTGATAGCTGTCAATCAGCGTAGAATCTCCACACAGGATTTTGTGATCGCCACACAGCCAAAGATCGCCCAGTACGCTGACAGGCGTTTCAGGAATCTCTGGTGCAGCATTCTCGTCCGTCAGACCTTCGCCATCAGCATCACCATTCAGAAAGGCTTCTAACTCATCATCATTGAAGCCCAAAAGACCAAGATCGAATTCGTCACCATCCAGTGCCTGCAATTCCTGCCGGAGCAATTCATCATTCCAGCCCGCGTTTTCGGCGATCTTGTTATCAGCGATGACCAGCGCACGGCGTTGAACTTCGCTCAGATGGCTCAAGCGGATCGTAGGGACTTCCTTGATGCCGAGCATACGCGCGGCCATCAAGCGGCCATGGCCAGCGATAATACCGCCGTCATCGCCGATCAGGATCGGATTCACAAAGCCGAATTCCGTCATCGATCCCGCGATCTGCGCCACCTGTTCATCCGAATGGGTGCGGGCATTCCTTGCATACGGGATCAGGTGATCGACAGAAATATATTCGACATTAAGCGCTAGATCTGAAGTCATGCGTTTATCCTTTCAATTTTGGGTGCGCAGTCATAAAAAGGCGGGTGCGCATTTCTGGGTGCGCACCTTTCAACGCCTTTATTTCCTGCTGCTTTTGAGGTCTGGTGCGCAAACTGCGCACCCAGAAAAAAAGTCTGTGACTAAAAAAGCCCTGCGCCTTAGCCCGCCGCATAGGGGCGAAGCGTTCCGAGTACCTTTTTGCCTTCGTCACCACGCCTCATATACAAAAAGCCACGCGGGGAAGCGTGGCTTGTGAGGGAATGATCGCGA